GAAGCTTCTCATACCTATAATGATTTTACACTCGATGAATTGGAGGAGCTAAGATTATTTAGCCAACTCTTTTTACAATATACTTTTACCTTGCCAGCAATGATCCCTGAGAGCTCAAAAGATGATATTGATAAAAATAAGAGCTAAATTCCTTCAATACTCACTAATTAATATGAGCAATATTTTTTAGATTTTGCTAAAAAAGCCCACCTGTTACAGTGGGCAAGGTTAAGAGTATTTATGTCTGCACGGGGTTTAACGCCTTCCGTGTGGGCGTATTAGTTGTTCAACCTTGATTTAGCGACTTCAATCAAAAGTTGATATTCTCTTTTCGTTTTTTCATCGTGAACTTCCGCGGATTTTTTCAAAAACTCCTCAACAGAGCCACTAAAACAGCCTCTAGTAGCCCACAATACTCCTTGCTTAGTTTTAAATACGGTTAATGTACCGTACTCCGTACCCACGTTTGAAAACCAGACAATATCAGATCTTTCACACACCACGGCATCACCGGACACCACGGCATCGCCGTACACCTTGGCATTACCGAACACCTTGGCATTACCGTACACTTTGGCATTACCGCACACCACGGCATCACCGGACACCACGGCATCACCGCACACCACGGCATCGCCGTACACCTTGGCATTACCGAACACCTTGGCATTACCGTACACCTTGGCATTACCGCACACCACGGCATCACCGGACACCACGGCATCGCCGTACACCTTGGCATTACCGTACACCTTGGCATTACCGCACACCACGGCATCACCGGACACCACGGCATTACCGTACACCACGGCATCGCCGTACACCTTGGCATCACCGGACACCACGGCATTATCGTACACCTTGGCATCACCGGACACCACGGCATTATCGTACACCTCGGCATTATCGTACACCACGGCATTACCGTACACCTTGGCATCACCGGACACCACGGCATCACCGGACACCACGGCATCACCGGATACCACGGCATCGCCGTACACCTTGGCATTACCGTACACCTTGGCATTACCGCACACCACGGCATCACCGGACACCACGCCATCACCGGACACCACGGCATCGCCGTACACCTTGGCATTACCGTACACCTTGGCATTACCGCACACCACGGCATCACCGGACACCACGGCATCACCGGACACCACGGCATTACCGTACACCCAGGCATCACCACTCTGATCTAAGTTTGACTCTTTCTCGACATATCCACCCAAATCACCAGCACTAACGCCGATTGATGCGATTGCTACTAAAGCTTTTATGCGATAGAGTTTAATTTTAGTTGTAAATCCGATCTCAATATATTCATCGGTTAATTCATATTTTTTCACTGCGTTTCTCCTATTTCTCATCTCATTTAGAACCGCACGCAAAGCCACCAAGAAAAAAGACTAAAAGCGAGTTGCTAAGAATGCGGTTTTGAATGGGCGACTGTGATTATTTAGGCTTGCCACAGTCTGCAAGCTCCTTATTGTCTCTCACAACGCTAAGGAATATAATTTAATCTCTCACAACGTAAATAAGGATTAAATTATGAAAAAATCAATGGCTGATTTCTTGGCATATGAACTAGCCAGAGAAAGATTTGCCCAATCTAATTACAACTTGAATCAAATGGTAGCAAAAGAACTAGCTGATTTTATTCAAACACTATCATCAGAATTTCAAAACAATCTTGATGATTTTGACCCTGATGTATTAGAGCGGTTTAAGCATTTATCCAAATAAATGCATCTTTAAGCTCTTCTGCAAGGCTTAAAACGCCTTTTCCGCCATAACTTGCAGAATGATTTAAAACAGCCTGCTTGATTTGTTCTTTGTCCTCATCAGACAGGCTTTCTTCCACAACGACCAATTTTAATTTTTTAGGGCATCCTAATTGTTCATTTAAGATAATCCGCTTAATAATTTCATAGTTTTCATTTTGACTTGTCATAATGTTTTCCTTTGTCTAATTGGCTATTTAAAACGACACTTGTCTAACATTTCCCGCAATCATTACGGCCTTGATTCTTTGCGTGACATTCATCTCGGCTATGCTGATTTTGGTTCTCTGTAAATGCCGTTTTAGATAGACTGGTATTTTACTTGCCCAGCCTGCAAGATAACTTCGGCTACTCCCTTGCACCTTATTATGTGCGACCAGCTTTCACCTAAACACCTTGTCGGATTATGTCTGTTTCCCCTTATTGGGCATAATGCTGTTGTAGCGGTGGGGCTATAGGGTCTTCCACGCTTTGACTAACTACTCACCATCAGGCGACAAGGTGTTTTATCTAAATTGTTAAAGAGCATCATCACCAAGATGAAATATTGAATTAGCTAAATTTATGTAGTAGCTTTAAAAGCAACCTTGCAATGCGTGATTGTGGCTTGACTGGAACATATATTGAACAGTAAAGCTCACCATCAATAGTTGCTTGGGACATTGCTTTGACTTTTTCTTGTGCTTCTTCAAATGAGTTGGCGTAGACATCTGAACACCACTTCTTCCCTTTGAAGAAGTAAGAAATTGCATAGCGTTTCATTTCGTTTTGCATAAGGAGTTACCTCTATGTATTTTGAAATTTTCAAAGGTGTTAATGGTCAGTGGTATTGGCGACTAAAAGCCGCCAATCACGAACCTATAGCTCAAAGTGAAGGTTATACGACCAAACAAAACTGCTTACATTGTATCGGGCTCGTTATGGACGCTAACCGACAAACACCTATTTACGAAGCTTAATTATCCAAGCCCTGTTACCGCAGGGCTTTTTATTTCATCTTGATTGTTAAAGAGCATTAAACGTTGTTTCGTTTTGATGGGTGTATTATGTACCATTGGTTCATATGTGTAAAGAACTTTTTGTTCATTTTATAAAAAGAAAAGTACCAAAAGTACATACATTTTTGATTTTTAAAGAAAAATAATTTGAAAATGTTTGTTTGATTGCTTGTTTTTTGTGCAGGTGGAGAGGTTAAAGGAGTGTTTTTCTGAAATCGTAGGGGAAAAATGAGCAGATAAAAGTCAACTGACAGCTATTACAGTTAACAAAATGGTTGTATTCAAGATAATGTTTTAGGTGATTTGTTTTGATTTCAATGAGTTAGGAGCGGAAATTCAGTTTTTTCTAGGCGTGAATTAAAGATAATTAGTGTAGTTTGATACCATTTTCGTGGCGTCACGAAAATGGTTAGAGGAGTTAAGATAAAAGAAAACCGCCATAGGGGCGGTTTTTGATTAGTTAATGTAGCAATAGGATTGCGGAGGAGTCCCTGATGGCAGTATATCTGTGATTCTCAATGGCTCGTCATATAACTTAAATGAATCAATCTCGAACGCATGGGCCAACTCCCTTGCTGAAAAATATTGATCGAAGAAATTTTTAGTGATACCAGAGAATTCCTTTGTTTTTTCCCAGAGAGATTCTGGCGTATGAGATAGAGTATTTTTAACTTTAAATTCGCCGATTACTTTTCCTACTGGCATTGTAGAATATACAATAACAGTCGTTATTCCCTCACGTTTTGGTAGAGATTTTCTAAATTCAAATTTTTTTTCACCCGAAATAATTTTTTCTATGAACTCAGGTTTGATTGATAATAAAACTTTCATCTGTTTGAGACAACCTTAAAATACAATTAAATTGATCATTAGATATATGTTGCAATACTATTCTAGTTTGATCTTCTATCACATTATTGTCAAGTAATTCTTTGCGGTTAGTTCTTTTTGGCAAAGCCAAATTATAAGTAAACCGAATAATGTAAGGGTATCGTTTTTCCCGATAAAATCTGGATAATTCCAATGGAGTAAAAACGCTAAATTTGGTGCAATACTGCAAATATGCATCTTCAGATGGGAATTCAGAGATATGTTTTACCTCTTCAACGACGCATATAGAGGATACTACTGCCCGATGGTACGCGGGTCCATTACCGTCCCCAGTTCGATATATCACAAGAACATCTCCTCTTCTTAATATATTGGCATTGTAAGCTGCGGAGATATAGATTTTATGAATGCTGTTGGAATGAGACACATCTTGAACTATGTTAGGTGATTCGTTAAATAATCTAGATTCTGGGAATAGCCTCGTATGATATACAGGATGGATTGCCAACAAGAATTTATTTGTTGTAGAAGGAATATAAGGGTAATCAAGTAGGATGTCTCCAACTGCAAGACGCATATTTCTTGCATAAACATATTCTACGCCATTAGATGTTTGTTTTTGACCTGCTTGATAAAACCCATATTGCGTAAATAAGTTAATAAGATAGATATGTTTTTCAAAGACGGTTAAATAAATTAGTTCTACACGATTTACGATGGCAATATCAAGAATCTTTTTGATAAACCGCTGACCTCTTAATGTACCTTTAGGGTTAAATTTAAATGTCCCCACTTTTAAAATATGTTTGTTATAAATTGGCGGAACAATGTCTGTTACTTCATTTTCAAATTTGAGGTATAAAAAACCATCTATACCATATTTCCCGTATAGGACATAAGCATAATCATTATTCTTTCGGTGAAACCAAGTAGAAAACTCTTTGTAGTCTGATTTTAGACTATCAAAGAATGGGTCATCTATATTAATTTCACAAAATTGAGAATAAACTAAGTTATCCATAGAGCCTCCTATTTGAGTTCTTTTTTATTGCTTATTTCAATAACTATATTAATTATGCTTAAGGCTACAGATCAATCATATATAATGATCGTAATCCTATTGAAAAAGATATAACCATTTGTTTTTCATATAAAAACAACCCTGATCGTATAATCTAATTTTATCCTTATAAAATACATTATCTACTACAAATAGCTCCTATGCTCAACCGCTACGCCGATGATGCGAATTTCTTGTTTCATTGAACTAAGGGTTGGGAAATCTGGGTTAAGCGGAACAAGTTCAAAGTGCGGATTGCCTGATTTGGAAATCTCACCTAATTCACGATAGCGTTTTAAGGTTGCTTCACCGTTTCCATTGACAGCGGCTACAAAATCACCGGGGTGAGGGCGTTTGCGAATGTCAATTAACACTAAATCTCCTTCGCTAAATTTAGGCTCCATCGATAAGCCGCTTATCCTCAAAAAAAACGCGTCTTCGCCTGCATCTATCTCTGAGTCAATATAGTCATAACCTATACTATCGTGAAAATCGCACGCTTCTGTCCACATTCCTGCTTGAATTGAACTAATAAGGGGATAAGAGTGGGATTTTTTAACGTTCGCAGGAACAACATTTTGATCGCCAAATGTTAGCCATTCTGGTGTTACTCCTAAATATTTGGCAAGAGCATAAGTTTTACTCGGTGAGGGGGTTGTTTCTCCGCTAAACCATTTACTGACCGCTTTAGGCGTTACTCCAAGGATTTTAGCAATTTCTGCACCACGCCCCCATTCTGCTAAACCTTTTTCTTTACAAGCAAGATCTAATCGTTTAGCAAAATTCTCTCTGAATTTTTCTTCTGTAATCATTTTTTATCTCCGTACCATTGGTTCAATTATAAATAAATATTGAAGTACTTTCAGTTCTGATTTATTATGTACTTAATGTTCATATTTTTATGGGGAATTATGAAAACACTTACACAAATTATTGACCATATTGGAGCTTCAAATGTTGCTCAATTATGCGGTATTACTTCTCGGGCTGTGTATAAGTGGCGAGCTTCAAATACATTGCCAAGAACAGATTACACGGGAGAAACGCAATATGCAGAGAAACTAGCTAATGCTCTCAATAATAAAATAACGGCTGACGACATTAAGCGACTAGCGAATCCAGCTAATCCATAATTTATCAAACCCACCTAAAAAACAAAACCACAAAATCCACAAGGAAATTATGGAGATGAAGAAAACGATTATTGAAATGATAGAAAAGTGCCAAGGCGGGAAATCTGCCGTGGCGGGCTTTCTTGGTATGACAGAACAGGCGTTGAATAACCGCTTGTATCAAACCAAAGGGCAACGCTTTACCTGCGAAGAATTGATTGCGATAGAGCTTGAATATGGCGTGAGTGATTGGTCAGACGAAATTAACCGCCGTTTAGGCAAGGTGAGCTTTGCCGTACCGAACGAAAACGAAACAGATTTAGTTGAGCTATCACAGTTGCAACTGCAAGAACTTGCTGAACGTGGAATTTTGTTTGCAAAACTCAACGAGTTTTTGAGCGACGGCGTACTGACGCAGGAAGAACAAGATGTGTTGCATAAGTTATTGCACAAATCACAACAGACCACGGCAAAAGCGATTGAAGTAGCGATTGCTATTCATAAGCAATAAAAAACCACCGTTGGAGCGGTGGCAATTACGAGCTATAAGGAGCTACATAGATGACGAAATTATTACCGATAAATACAGAAAAATCAAGTATTACGATGAGCAGTCGCGAAATTGCTCAATTATGTGAAAAACAACACGCTCACGTTATGCGTGATATTCGTAATATGCTTGATGAACTCTATCCAAATATGGATAGTCTTGATTTTAAAGGGATTTTTATTATTAAAAATCCTGAAACAGGTTTAACAAGTGAAATTCGTTTACCAAAACGAGAAACGATGATTTTAGTTTCTGGCTATCGGATTGAGTTAAGAGCCAAGATTATTGATCGTTTAAATGAACTAGAAAATCAGCAAAAAAACACCGCACTTTTGCCTAATTTTAACGATCCTGTTGCTGCCGCTCGGGCTTGGGCGGACGCAAAAGAACGCGAGCAGCGGGCATTGGTTCGAGAGCAACAGGCTTTACTGGAAAATCAACAAAAATCTGAACAAATCGCTTCGATGGAAAGTTATTTCCGCAATGGAATTTCTCCATTTGAATTTGTGAAAGGGTTGAATGGGGTTAATGCGTTAAAAGTGGGTGAGTTTTTGATTGGCAAAAACTGGCTGTATCAAGATAACCGAACAAAACGCGTTAAGTCCTACGCCCGAGATCAATATCTCACGGAAGAAACCACAGAAATTTCTCAACACGGTAAAGATCCATTTATCGCTTATAAACCCGTGTTGTTAAAGAAAGGAGCAGCAAAGCTCTATGAATGGTATGTGAAAATGAAAGCAAATTGGAACGGTGAATTTACGCAAGATAAGGCGGTGGGGCTATGAGTAACCAATTTATCCCAAATTCATTCCAGCTTCCTAATGCAGTGGTTGATGACTTAATCTGCGATTTAACTGGTTCAGAACTTAAATGTTACTTAGTGATTGTGCGTAAAACAAAAGGCTGGAACAAAGATTGTGATGCGATTTCTATTAGCCAGTTAATGGAAGTGACAGGGTTGAGCAACAGAGCTGTGATTGATGCCTGCAATCATTTAACGGAAATCGGGTTATTAACTCGCCAAAAAGGGGCAAGAGGGGTGAATGTTTTCACGCCTAACCTGTGTAAAAAGTTCACTAGTGAAGAAAGTTCACCTGTGAAAAAAGTTCATAGCACCTGTGAAGAAAGTTCACAAGATCCT